GGCTGATTGGGCGGCTATTCTTCCGGCTGTAGCCCCTGCCTCACTAGCAACGGTGCTACCTATATAATCTCCTACAAATGAACCGACTTCAGCACCGAGATAGGAAGTGCCTGCGGATATGAGCATCTCTTCGACACTACCGCCATTGATAGCGGTTCTTGCGGCAGCGGCAGCGGCAATAATGAAGGGGTTACCTGTGGAGGCGGCAGCAATCATAATAGCGGTGCCTAACGGGTCATCTATAGCCCCCTGCACAACGCCTTCGGCGACCCCAACTACAGGTTCAAGTATCTCGTCGTAAGTCCACTCCGCAGCATCAACAACTGTCTCGCCAATCCACTCAAACGCATCTACGGCAACGTCAGCTACGTCCTCAACAACGTCAACTACTTCACCAACAGCATCACCTGCAAAATCAACTATATCTCCACCGATATCGACTATGTCATCAAATATATTCCCACCGCCGCCACCAAGAAGGGGCAACTGGCCAGTGTTTACTAAGTCAGCAATCTCTTGAACAGGACTAGATACAACATCTGCAACTGGCGCTGCGACAGTCTCAACAACATCTACAACAGCACCACCAACATCTTCAGCCGCACTTAGAACAACACCCATCTACACCTCCATCGGTATAGGATCTTCACCTATAAGTATGAAAGCCCTGTATTCTCCGGTGCGTTTGTTCCTACCAATAGCCACCTTAGTATCAATACCTTTGGTTAAACGCTGGAATATTTTAAAAGCGTTTAGAAAGTTACTGTTAGCTTCAAACGATGTGGAGTAATGAGTTATACCTTTCTTCTGTAAATAAGATATGAATTGTAGTGAGTTAGTAAGAAAATTTCTGCCTGTATCTGCATTTAGGGCTCTACCAACCATCTTGTTTCGGTTAGCACCCTTACCTCGATGTGAAATAAATAACGTATTACCAAACTGTTTGATATCGGTACGAGGCATATTTGCTTCTGCAGCAATAGAACTAATCATAGCTTGGACAGGATAAGGAGTCTCACCTCCAACAGGAACAAGCCCGTTGTTGGTAGCAGCGGCGTACACAAGTACTTCCGGTGGTTGAAGCTTACGTTCTTTGCTGTCAACTAAATCCATATTAGATATCCGTAGAGAACAAAGCTGCAGAAAATGCGCTACCCATACCGGCAGCGAGACTTAGTATAACACCTTTTTGTGCGGGGACATCTCCAGATACAAACACTGAATCGTCCTCAGTTCTATTAGGTATACCCGGAATATAGCCGTTAGCCATATCCTTAAGCAACAACACTGTCTCTAATAACCCACTAGCACCCAATGTATGCCCCACTCGCTGCTTATACGATGTAGCTATAAAGCTATTAAGCACTGAAGTCAGTGCGGTTTTCTCTGCAGCATTATTGACCGGAGTGCCGGTGCCATGCGTCTTAACCACTTTTACTACATTTGCGGGTAGTTTGGCTACATCCAAAGCACCTTCTATAGCCCTAACGTATCCGGCACCGTTTTCTTCTTGGCCTAATGGGTTTCTATTGCTCTCTGCAGCGGTATATGCACCAAGGAATGTAGCTAAAGGCTCCCGCATGTTTGGGTGCTCGCGTTCAAATATAGCTAATACAGCCCCTTGGCCAACATGAAACCCATAATTCTTACCGTCAAACGCTGAAGGTCTCCGCTTAGTTTCATCTTCAAGGAGTAAAGAGGCTCTAGCATCCCCAAAGAACTCAAGAGATTGAACAGACACACCATCCTCACCACTTAACACAATCACACGGTCAAAACCGTAGTGCCATAACAGGTTTTGGGCATCCATAAGTACCTTCAAACTAGATGCACATGCTGTAGCATCGGTGGATATATGATCTTCAACGCCAAACATGGATGCAATACGACCCGCATATATATTTGTGAGGGTTATGAAGGGTATTTTTGTAGAGTGGTATAATTCTGCATCGGGGTTATTATCGTATCGCGCAGTTTTATGCGGCCAAGTTTGGTTTCCAGCGGCAAATAAAAACGCTGTTTTGCCCGGTACAGGGTTATCATGTACGTAATTTATAGCAGTGGGGGTAATAACTCGGCTAAGAAGATTGTGTGCGGGGTACGATAACCCTGATTTAGCTCGTGCGTACGTTTTACTGATTACATGAGCCCGTTGAGGGTAGGCTATATCTTCGTATAGGGTAGTTTCAGTAGTAGACATGGTGACTGCGTAGGTCATATGGATCATTGTATAGACTCCATAACAGCATCTACAGATTCAGGTTTTTTAGCGCCATGTTGTTCAGCATACTCAAAGGCTTCACGTATGGTGGTCATTGGGATGGTACGAGCAACGTCTTCAGGTATATCGTATATTTCAGCAATATACATACCAAATAAAGCTAAATCGAAGCTGTCTAACCCCGCATCTTCTAAGGTAACATCCTCAGATACAGCAGGTTCTATATTGGAAGGATCTATCTTCACCACACCCAAAAGGGCGTTAAAAAGTTCTAAACGGTTCATATTGCACCTCTATTAAAGGGACAAGCATGGTAGCACCGGTATTAGAAAGTCACAATGTTTTATAGGTTGCTGACGAAAGATACTGCCACGATACTAGATGGTACTCCCGGATGTGGGGTTGTGGCGGCCTCCGTATGCAAACTTGCTGTAGTATCACTCACAGCCCAATACATTTCTATATACTCACCAGCTTCGACGTCGATAGAGAAGTTCCAATAGATAGCCTTATCGTCATTACCTTTAATAGTTTGTTTCTGACCCCCATAGGTAACATCCGAACCGTTCTTGTTGATCCATGTCCAAATTGTTGCATCAGAAGAGTTCGTATGTTGGATAGTTAAGGTTACTTGGAAGTTATAAACGCCATCAGAGGACACGGTTATTCGCGTATCATCAGTGCCGCCAATACTAACACCATTACCAATATACGTATTCTCAAACTCTACAGGGTATCCAGTATTGGTAGCTGCCGCAGTCTGGTTAGTGGTGCTGTAGAACAACCCACGAGGCATATAGATATACTTACCACCGTCCTCAGTACTCAATACATCGCCAATAGTAGCTGTCAGCCGGTTAAAAAACAGTCGGAGGATGTTATCTTTCTGAGTAACAGCGCCCCTATCATAGTCAAAACTAGCAATCGGTAGTGCGGGTGGTTGTGGAGTCTCTAGCTCGTTTGCCATTAGCGCCGACCATCTGCACGCATATCTAGTCGTGGGGATCCTAACTGCCACTGCACCCCTAGATCTTCTGAGGATATCTTAACAGCAAGCTGGCGACCACGAACACGAGTATTAAGTTGTTGAGTAAATTGCTCAACTGGAACCGTCGCACTCCTAGTTATATTAGCGTAGTTCACGCCACCTTCCGATGCAGGGTCATTATAGCCAGCACCGGGGTTCTTTAGTGGGTATAATGTCATGGTAGCTGCAGGAGATGAGGCGGTAGACCCATCAAACGTCATATCTGGCAATATACGCCAGACAAATGCGAACTTATCTCCATCATCGATATCAAACTCACCTGACGTTATATAGGAGTTAATCGCTGCAGGGGTACCAGTCTCGTTATCGTCAATACCTTCTTCATGGTTGACGAGGTTGTAGGTGTAGGTAGCGGCGAGTGGGTATTGTCTCGTGCCAGAATCCAGCCAAGCTGTACGCCCCATTGTGCCGTAATACCAAATTTTATCTACATAATTGTAGACTACATAGCGATCCACGACTTCTGAATTTGCAGAACAATAGAACCACCATATCTCGTGAAACGCCTCATTAGTACCTGCAAATACTTGGTCTATCTGTTCAGCGTTAAAATCATTGAATACATAGCGTCGTAGGTCTGACGGTAAAGGTAGTGTGTTACCATCATAAGAATAGAACTTGTCTGTACCCATCCAGAACGCAACACCTGATGCATAGGTCACGGCATTGGGAGAAGCTATGGATATGTTGTCACCAACTAACTGTGCGCCCCACGCTGCAGTACCACCTAAATACTGTAGGGAATACAAAGAAGAGTCAGTCCATACCAGCACTTCTTGTCGAGCTTGTTTAGCAGTAATGATTTCAGTCCCACGAGAGAGCCGTAGACTACCCGCTTGGTTTGTAGCTGTAGGGGTCCAGTTAGCTATATCTTCTTGGTCAGACCAACGGATTAACATCTTATCTTGTGTAGAAGACCCTAAAGGATTGGTGCCAAATGCAAACGCAAACCGGCTAATATCCGATACAAGAATACTATTCTGCACCGTAGGAGTGTTAGAAGCTCCCGCCAGAGTAGATATATTAACTGCACGACTAGAGGTGCCGCTTGTTACATCCCAATAGTAGATGCCACCACCACGGTAAGCGAGAACAAGGTCTTCACCAAAATTAGTTTGGTTCCAGAGACGTATTGGGTCGGTAGTAGTTACGCCGATACCCCATGTACCAGAACTCCAACCACCAGCACTCCATCCAGTTAAAGGCACCGCTGTAGCGTTACCAATAGGAATTTGATATTCGGCGGTTACACTACCCCCACCGTTTCCGGTGTCGGATGCATTTGCGGTAGCTGTGGCTGTAATGGTGTATGTGTCGGCATCAGGAACAGACTGGACAGTGTATTCTGCGTTTAGAACAGCGGCAGTAATATTGCCGCCTAAAGAAGCAGCACCACTAAATGTAACATAATCTCCTATAGCAGCCCCATGAGCCACATCAGTTACCGTAATAGTAGTGGATCCAGAAACTGCTGCGAATGTTGCTGTATTGGTTGTTGTCGCACGAAGTGGAGTGATGTCATAATATGCACCGCCCAATTCGACGTAGAACTTCACATTGGTGCCAACACCAACATAACTAAATCCGCTAAGTGTAACCCATGACCAAAGAGATCGGCACACACCAGTAAAAGTTGAGGACGATATAAGCTGCCAACCCCCTAATTTTTCAGGGAAGCCTTTACGAAAACGCACCTTATCGCACTCATACCAAGTACCTTCATTGGTATAACGGGTTCGCTCTCGGTTGACTCCGGGCTGTAAGGCTAACTTCTTTAGCGGCATAAACGCTACTCCAGAGAAGCTCCGAACAACGGAAGTGTTGTGACGGTTATGGCTACACTACGTTTTAATTGTAACGAATTACCACAATCGGAACAAGTATCAGCCTCTAGCTCTGCTGCATCTAGATCATATCCGCAGTGTGCACAAACAACTTCTATTTCATGGGAGGGTTCTACAGCGCCTTCAGCGTTAACTGCGGCTTCATGTTTAGTCTTCATCGCTTATACCTCCTACCGCAAGCATACGCTTAATTAGACGCCCACTACGGTTCTGCACCTGTCGGTGCCAATTACTATCTGCCATTTCTTTTGCCGCAGTTATCCAATCAGTAGCGTGTACCGCTGCAATAAACTTCTTAAACCCACAGAATCGAGGACGTCCAAGATTAAACATCATATTGCAGCAT